CTTTGTTTTTCTAAAATTGATGGATCACTGGCATACATTCTATTATCTAATAAATTTCCAGCTTCGGTGGCGTATTCATAACCACCTTCTCTTGCTACTGGATTAACTAAGGGGATATCGTTAACGGACAAAATAGATCCTGTTCCACTCGCACGATCACCTTTGATTGACATAAACTGAGCGCCTTCATCTATTGCTTTTTGCATATTGAACGGCTCTGGTTGTGTTTGGACTCTGGTGCTGACATCAATTTCTGCGCCCATTTCTTGCAATGGAACTGTGCCTCTTGTGACTTTCATTCGCCCAAGGGGGGTTTCTTCTACATAACCACCTTTTGTCAAAGCACTTCCACGGCTTTGGTTGCGAAGATAATTTGTTATAATTTGGTTTGTTGTATCGTCATCTGAATATCTCAGACCTTCCCTAACAATATTGCCACCAACTTCTACAATTATTTGCTCATATGACTTATAAACGCCATTACCAATATCAACAGCACCTTCAATGCCTAATTTAGCAATTTTCTGGAGTGCTGTTAATATACCCATTACTTTTTCTTCTTCTTACGTTTTGCGAGAGCCTTTAAGTCAGCGCCAGTAATTTTCTTTTTATTACCTGCAACTGCCGCTAACTTTTTTTGCTTTGGGGAGTATTTGTTGTACGGCATGTTAACCTCCTAGAAGTTTATTCATCATCTCATGTACGTTTCCGCCTGACATAACCTTGACTTTAATGTCTTTGCCGTGTGGCATTTCCATCATCTCACTGTCATCTTCGTACATTTCATCATCGTCATACATACCATCTTCATCGTCAATTCCTACCATTGTATGGTGGCATAACAGTAGGAAATTAACCAACTGCTCGTCACTCATATCAAGGCCATCAGATGTGTGTGCAAAGCCCATTTTTTCCATAAATAGGTCTGCGTTTTCTTCCATGTTTTCTACATTTACTTCAGCCATATTAACCTCCTAAGTTATCTGGGCGCATTCGTGGTGATGGACTCATTCCTACGCTACCACGCATTGGTGGACGTGGTGATTCCATTTGTGGAACTTCTACCATACCTGCCGCTGGGCCAGTAGGAAGATTGCCAGATTCTATCTGACGTTGCCTTTCATCGAAAGCGAATTGCTGTTCTTTTTGAAGTTTTCTATTGAACTCTCGCATACGCAATTCTTCCATCTCAGCTTCAGTCATAGCCGCTCCCGGTTGAGCAATATAATCAGGCATTGCTCCAACTACGCTCATAAACATCTCGGTTTCTTTTTCTGTAAGTTGTCCACCACCTTCGATGCGCTGACCAATTTGCATAAGTTGTTCAGCGGATTCTTCATCCATATCACCGGGGTTAATACTTTGTAAAAAGTCCATAACCAATCGGTAGTCTGGGTTGTCTGTCATTTCGTTCATGGCGTTAGCCTCCTATTATTTTTATTCTGTTTCAAGCCGCTAAAAATGCTTCATATGCTCTATCTTGCGCTTTTCCAAATGTACTAGATCCAACACTACCAAAATACTCGCTATCATACATATCCTGAATACCACGCCTACTGCTATCATCAGCTATAAGATCTCTATAAAACTGGGATGCATAAAATTTCTGAATGGAAATAGCCAACGCGTCTGCTTCTGCGTCTGCTTCTGCGTCTGGGTTTTCTTCTGCTTCTGCGTCTAGGTTTCCTTTTGGGTTCCGCCGCGCCTCCCGAACTTGGTCATTGATATCGTCATCTCCACCCATACGAGTAGTATCTTGGTCAGTAGAAAGTGTAGATTGTCTTTCATAACTATCTAGATCATAATCTACAGTGCCTTGCCCTGCATCATATCCAACGTACTCATTTTTTTCGTTGTATACTGGCCTAGCTCCAGCTTCCAAAGCCGCAGTATGTTTATCTACAATTGAATTTCTACCTTTAATTCCACCTTCCAACATCTGCTCACCTATTTCACCGCCAAACATTGGAGAGATTATACTCGGTATAAATGACCCAAAATATGCTGAGTCACTCGGCGCAATGTTTCTTCGCATTACTTGATTTGCTATTTTGGATCTCGCCTCAATATCAGTCATTCCAGTTGTATCAACTTGTAGGTTGTTGCTGTAGTCATCAGATACGCCGTAGATGTAATCTTTTTTCTTAGTCACAGGGTCAGTAGTATAACCACCACCTTGTAGAGATTCACCAGTTAAAGTGTTGATTAACTGACCATTTACATAAGCGGCATTATCTCCCGGTGTTATCATATTGGCAAATGTTTCTCTGCTTGAATTTAATATTGGCGCTCCACCAAGGCCACCGAAGCCTTCAAGATTATTTTTCACATTATCCATATAGCCACCAATTTTACGTTTAGAAGATGTCATGCCACCAGCTTCTATTGGCTGACCTGTCGCATCATCGACAAGCTGACCACGAACGTATGACGCGCCATCACCCGGTGTAAAGAAGTTAGCTGTTTCCTCTGCCTGTGTATTATATGTTCTCTCAAGGCCAGTATAATCTGCTATACGCGTCGCAAATTTAGGAGCGTTAGCAACATTACCAAGTACGCCGACACCGCTATCCATAGATACTGGATCGACGCTATTAAGCGCATCAGTTGCATAGTCTACTACGTTTGTTGTAAAATTTTTATAATTACCAGCAGACCCAATGTCTGGGTATTGTTCTTGATCAATTTTTCGTACTTCAATAAGATTTGATTGCGTAGGCCCTGTAGGAGCTTGGTAAGTCCGTTCTCTCGCAATACGCTCAAGACTTTCTGGCTTTAATTGAGATGCCATTGTGGTCGGATTCACAAAAGGACTATTCCGTGTTTGAGTAGCTAAATCCCTGTTATTGTTATTACGGTTAGTTCGTGCCTGCACTCCCCTACCAGTCATTACTGGGTTGCCGTTACCATCTCTAACAGCGCTACCACTACTATCTCTTACATACGGATCATCACGATTATCAGGTGATAAGTCTACGCTGTTAGACGTAGCAAACGATGATACGTTAGAGCTAGACCCTCTATTGCCATCACCAGAACTACCACCTGACGTAGCACCTTCACCCCCAAAACACATAAAGACTGGAGATTTAATATTTATAGTTGAGAAAAGTTTGTTCATTATTAAAACTTCCGATTGTAATTAAAGCTAACCGTGGGATCGCCTCTATTGCTGTCAGAATACTGCAAACGAGAATTATTACCAACATTAATTCCAACACTGCCATAATAATCTGGTTCATAGCCAGTTTGCTTTTGTTGATTTAAAAAAACATCAAACATGCCCATCCTTGCTCCTAATCCTATTTTAGTGAATGTCCCAACGTCTACGCCATTAAAGTTATCTCTCTGACCAAATAGTGAACCTGTAAGGTCTAGTTCGCCAATTTTATAATCTGCGTCCAGACCAGCTCGATATGATTTTACTTTACTGTCAACAGAATTTTCTTCGGTGTAACCAATTGATGGCGTGACCGAACCCATTCCACCTTCAAATGTTTTATTGAGATCAATCTCTGCCCTAGAGCCATCAGGGCTAGTGGTGTAATTGATACCACCAGAAAAAGGCAGGTTAAATTCTGTAAGGTCTATATCCGCATAAGCGTCAAGCAAAGCGTTGGGTCTGTATTCTTCTTTCATTACGCCCTCATTGGTTGTGGCTGTGGTTGTGGCTGTGGATTTGTTGGAGCTTGTGGCATAGCTGATGCAATAGAACTTAACGCACCCATATCTCCTCCACCCATACGCCGTTTAATCTCAGCCACTTTATCCATTAGGTATTTGTTCATATCCATTGGTGGTTGCTGACCCCCACCTTGGGAGTTCGGTGGGGGCGCACCCTGTGGTCTTTCTTGCGGTAATCCGCCAAAAGCCGCAGGATTAATAGGTGGCAAATTATATGATGGTGGGTACATTCTTCATTGCCTCCATTTGTATCTTAGCCGCGTTTTTCTCTCGCTCAAGCTGTAGTTCCGCCTCTAGTTTAACAATCTTAGCCTGCATGTCAGCTTGTGCCTTCGCCATTTCAATTTCCATGTCCTGTCGCGCTTCAGCCTGCTTGATCTCGATGTTAGATTTAGCCTTGGCCTGATCCGCCTGAATTTGTGCTTGTGTTCGAGCCTTGAGTGCCTCGGTTTCAAGTTTAGCAAGTTCAGTTGCCATTTGCAGTGGATTGCCTTGGCCTTGACCTTGTTGGCCTCCCATCATGCCCTTCATAGCTTCGATCTGTTTCATCTGCGGTGAAGCCTGAACAACTTGAGCCGCACGTTGGCTAATCAAGCGATCCATCTCTGGGTCAACATCATTGAACTTAAACTTAGGATCTTTGAAGTCTGGCAGTGGAGGCATTTCCATATTGATGCCCTCTTCCATACGCTGTCGATATAGCAATGCAATGTGTTCAGCAATGTGAGCAATAAGAACTGGAGCCATTGTTTTTTGTGCCGCTGGATTGCCTGCCAGTGATGGGTCTTGCATAAACTGCATGTGAACCGCAATGTGTGCATCGTGATCCTGCTCTGGGAATGCGCGGATTGGCTTGCCATACATAACGCTCATGTTTTCATCAACTGGATCCATCTGCACAGCTTCCTCTGGCTTCTCTAAGATTTCGTCGATGTTTGGTATTCTGAGCGCCTCATACATGCGCTTGTATGCATTATATAAATTATGGAACTGTGGCGCAGATCGTGACATTTCTAACACAGCTTGTGCCTGTGCAATGCGCTGGGCTGTCGAGAATATGTTTGGATCGCTTACTGGTATGATGTCAATTCGATCATTAAAGTCAGATCGATATATTGTATCTGAAGCTCCAGCCTGTGAGAAAGTAAATTCGTCAGGTAGATTCTCAGCATTTAGAGCCGCAAGTAGTTTAAACTCTTGGCCTTGCGCGTAGTGTAGTCTCTTGTGTATCGCGCTAAATGCCTTTGATCCCTGCTCGATTAGTGCAACTGTTGATCCAACTGGTGCATTTGGATTAACATCGCCAACGTTTAAGTCGGCTGTACTTGCAAATCTCTGACCAGCTTCAACCATAAAGCCTAGCAAATTAAACAGAGATCCACTTGGCTCTTTAAACGGCAATGGCATAATAGCTTTATTGATGTCGTCAACTGTGCTGTCGATATCTACAAACTCACCGGGGTTAATCTGCATGTCTCCGCCTTGGACACGACCACGCAACTTAAAGCCACCCTGCATGTTTGAGAACGCGGCGCTATCTAGCAATGCACGAAGTGATCCTGTCGCCGCCTTACCTAATCCACCGATCATGTGGTAAAGACCGAAGCCGTAGAAACCTAAACCGGGTAAAAACTTGTAAGATACAAACCAATCTCTGCGTTGCTTTAGCTCGTCTTCCTGTTTCCAGTTGCGTCGAATACTTACAATGTTTTGATTGTCATAGTCGATTGTGATGACATATGGCAGTGCTACTGCATTATCATCTCGATCATCGTCATTCTCTGATTCGCCATCTAGCCCATCAAACAAATCATAGACGTGCATTTCAAGCAGTGTCATTACATCGTCATTGCTATCATCGTACTGATCAACGCCTTCGATTTCACCAATCACATCTCCAGATGGATCTAGTGAATCTCCGCCAGCATATTTGGTTGGCAGGTAATATCCATTCTGGACGTAACGATTGAAGTCGTTCTTTGGCATACGGATAATGTGCGTGTATCGTGGTGACGTATATAAGTCTTTACTCTCTGGAGCGACCACGAAGTCTTCAGCCTTAACAAAGTCAGAGCATTGACGATCCATGTTTACGTTCCACCAAACCTTCTTGAAGGTGTGACCGATTAGTGGCAGGTGAAATAGCATTTGGTCTAGATCAGGGAAATACTCAGGCATTTCCTGTGTGATCTGGTAATTCATAAATTCACGAACTCTGCGACCTTGCTCCTCTAGCTCTTCGTCTGGGCTACCAACGATAACCGATTTAACTGGGCCACCTGATGGGTACAGCTCTGCGATTGCCTTGGCGTTAAATTGTGTAGCGGCTTCAGCAATTAGTGGGTGGACAACGACAGACAGACCGCGAGTTGCTCGCTCTTCTTCGCTCTCCTGCATTCCGCCATCAGGGTCAAGAGTTTTAAGTCCTTCCTTGTAGCGTTCCTTCCACTCAGATCGAGCCTGCTCATCGTTTTCGTAATAGCCAACTAACTCCTGCGCTTTTCGTGCAAGTTCTTTATCGTCCATTGCTTCGGCTAGATTTATATCAAACTGAGCCGTATCGACTTCATCCATCATATCTAATTCAGGGTCACCTATTAGGACATCGCCATCTGCGAGTTCCTCAATCATTAGATCATCGCTTGGCGCACCTTCAGCAAAAGGTATAATATTTGGATCAGCCATACATTGTCATCCTCTGTGTTTGTACTGGCTCGTCATCTTCAGGGTCTTCACTATGCCCAACGAACCATCCTTTTCTCAATCGCAACCACGCCTGTGTGCATGTATCCACCACGTCATCATTTGGGTGTGCAGGAAATGCGGCGCAAATGTCTATTAAATCTTTAGCCCATTTTCTATCAGATGGGTAGTAAATTCTTCCATCTTCTAAAAGAGCGGAGCTTGCATGCGCTCTAGCTTCCTTATCTCGGTCAGGTGAATAGGCTACAACAGGCACACCAGCCATACGCAAATCTTGTAGTAAAGATTGACCTGACGCCTTCTTCTCGATCAACACAGCGTCTGGCTCCCAATCGTCATATGATTGCTGTGCAATTTTTCGTAAATCTGGGTAGCTGACCTTGTCGTACCAACATTCTAGAACGATGGCGCACATTGCGCCCTTGTGACGAAACACTCCCCAAGTTGTCCTAGCACTAAAGCTAGAGCTTTCCTTGGCCTCGAACGCTGTATCCCATGACTGTAAAACATATTCGACTTCTGGGAGGTCACCATCCCACGGAACCCACCACGATGCTTTAAGTATTCCGCCACCCTTTGGAGATGGACGTTGCTGTAATTGACCAGCGGCGGCATATGATCCAAGACTGCGCTCAAGGTTTGATAAAGTTTTCTCGTCAATACGATCAGGCCACAGCAACTCACCTTCCTTGGTGCGTGGATCTGTAAACCCAAGTGACGACTTCATCGGATTCGGCGCACCCACTTCGTAACGAGCAGGCAACATTAGGTGATCCCACTCATCACCAAGTTGATTTGCCAAGACGTGGCCTGTGAGATCCTGCTCGTGTAATCTTTGCATAATGATGATAAATGCACCAGTCTTAGGATCGTTGAGCCGTGTCTGCATGGCCTGATCCCACCAGTCTAACACACCCTCACGCACTTTAGAGCTGTCTGCTTCAATAGAGTTATGTGGGTCGTCGATACAAATTATGTCACCACCATCACCAGTTAACGCACCACCAACTGACGTTGCGATTCGATAGCCTGTCTTGTCGTTCTCAAATCTCTGCTTTTGGTTTTGATCGTCGGTCAGATTAAACTTATCGCCGAAGTGCGCCTGATACCACGGACTGTCGATTAACCTTCTGCACTTGGTGCTGTCCCTGATCGACAGACTAGATGCATAGGATGCATATAAGAATTTTTTGTGAGGTTGGTGCGCCCACGTCCACGCTGGCAAAGCGACAGCCACGCTAATAGATTTCATATGGCGAGGCGGTACGTTAATGATCAGGCGTTTGATGTCGCCCTCGACTACAGCTTGAAGGTGATCAGATATTGCGTCGATGTGCCAGTTGTTTTTAAATTCAACCCCCGGCTCAATCGTCCCCCATGACGCCTTCGTAAACTCCCTCAATGATCTGCGGTATTTCTCGGCTCTGACCTGTTCCAGCGTTAGATTTGATAAAAGCGTGTTCAATTGCTGTGAGTTCATCTGTGCCAATCCTTGTTAAGTCGAGGGTTAAAGTTCTATCCTCATGAATTTTTGTTTCTGTCTTATCTACCCAACCTGCTCGGTTCTTTAAGAAGAATATCATGGACGGCACGTTGCGATCCACAGTGGCATTTTCAAAGAGAGCGTTAGTCACGGCGTCAATTCCTTGAGCCTGCCCTCTTTTAATAGCATCCGAAAATTCCGAATTTTGCGACTGATGAAGCATGAAAGTTGAAAGTGAAACGCCTAGCATTCCAGCGGCCTGTTCTTTCGTTAATCCCTTGGTCATAAGATTTTGAACTTTATCTAAAACCTCATCGGTGATCTCGAACTTCGGTCTACCGACTAGATTTTTAATTTTGGCGTCTGCCATTTGATGCAACCTTTCTTGCAGTGGTGAGCTGTATGGAGGGAATCATAGACTATAACCCCTACGCCATCAATAGCAGTAGATTTTTGATTAATGGCATTTATGTCATATTATTGGCATATACCAAATCTGCCATAAATGATCTTACTGATACTCCTTATTCTTATAGGTATATTATATATATATATATATTATTATTATTATTGTCATACTGTCATACCCCTCCCCTCTCCCCCACAGGTATAGGTATGGGGGGGTAAAAATAGGGGGGGGTGTATTAGGGGGTACATGCCATATATGCCAAAAATGCCAAAAATCGGTTTCGCCCTTATTTTATTGGTAAAAATACCTAAAAATAGTATGCCAAAAATACTGCCATAAATACTGCCATAAATAAAAATCACGTTAACGCCGTTAGCATGAAATATTTCTTGATCCGTTCTTGATCGATTTAAAATTAATTTGCACATACTGTAATATTTATTTGCTAAAGGTATTGCAATTATCATTCATACACTATATACAGTATGTATAGAGAGAAACAAAAGGAATTATAAAATGTACTGCACTAAAGCAAAATCAACTCAAGATTACATCTCATACGCAATGCAAATCATCCAAGATGATCAAACATTTGCGGCAAAGTCACACCAGAAAGAAGCTCTAGGATATTTGAATAGTGGTTATGAAATGATAAGATCACAAAATTCCGACCTACAGATAGCGACACGCGATGCTATGGGTGAAGAAAGATACAACGTTGTTTATTGGGGTGTACCATTTGACCTTCACCAAATCCGCGACAAGCATTTTGATTTTTTTGACGTTGCCTTTCACACAGATTTGCAGGAGTTAGTTGAGCTTCGCGTTTTGCTTAAATTGCTTGAAGTAATCAAACCACAGCCAAAAACAGACCGCATCACTGCAAAGCAGACTGAGGTTACAAAAACTGTGATGGATCTTATTGAGCGCCGCATGGCTCAGTACCACGAAGCTGTTGAGATGGGACGTTTGTTTGGTGGGTTACCTGTAAGTGTTACGCCTCACTTGGTAACGAATGAGTACAACACCACGTTCACGCGATGTTTTTATTACCTAGACGGCAAATTTACTCCGTTGCAGGTCATACTAGGCGCAATGGATACTTTAGCCAGAGAAAGGGAGGTGGCGTAATGACACAATCATTTCAATGGGAAAACGTAGTAGTTATGACAGAATACCAAATAAAACTATTTTTTTATATAATGTAAATTATTTTACATAATCTTCTTGACTTCTTTATTCATATACTATATATAGTATATATAGAGAGAAGGAGATTTC